ACCAACCCACAATTAAGGACAACTACCATTAAGACTTGGATAGATTGGTTTCCAGAGAATGACTGGGGTAGGTTTAGATGGTCTGTACCCTTTACTCACCACATAAAGAAAGGGGATATAGACGCTGAAATTATTTTTTTGGCACTAGATCGCCCAGAAGATGTAAAGAAACTGCTGTCATTAGAGTTAACTGGTATCTGGGTTAACGAAGCAAGAGAGATTCCCAAGTCTATTATAGATGCGTGTACCATGAGAGTAGGCAGATACCCCTCAATGAGGGAGGGAGGACCGAGTTGGTACGGAGTTATCTGTGATACCAACGCTCCAGAAGAAGATCACTGGTGGCCCATCATGGCTGGCGATACTTTAGTACCAGAACACATTAGTAGAGAAGAAGCATTGATGTTAGTCAAGCCTGACAACTGGGTATTTTGGAATCAACCACCGGGAATGTTAGAAGATAAGAACGAACAACACGAAATTATAGGATATAAAAGTAATTCACTTGCCGAGAATAAGAAACATATAACCCCAGACTACTACAAGAATGTAGTAAATGGTAAGACTCGTTCTTGGATTGATATATATGTAATGAATAAGCTAGGTAGATTGGATGATGGCAAGCCTGTATACCCTGATTTTAACAAGTCTACCCACGTTGCGGAGGAATATATACCAGTTGCAAATGGTCAAACAGTCTATGTAGGTATGGACTTTGGATTGACACCAGCTGCCGTATTCGCCCAAAAAATTCGTGGGAGGTGGCACATACTTAAAGAAATAGTGTGTATAGACATGGGTATTGTTAGGTTTGCCGAGCTACTACGACAGGATATTGCACAGAATTATCAAGGATGTGACTTACAAATGTGGGGAGATCCAGCTGGTGACTTCAGAGCGCAGACAGATGAAAGTACACCCTTCCAGATTATGCGAGGAGCTGGCGTTCAGGTCTATCCAGCACCTAGTAATGACGTATCATTAAGGCTTGAGTCTGTAAATGTAGGGCTTACTAGAATGTTAGAAGGAAACTCTGGTGTCATTATAGATAAGAGATGTAAAGAACTAATAGCTGGCTTTGAAGGTGGGTATCACTACAAAAGGATGCAAGTAACAGGGCAAGAACGCTACCATGAGTCACCAAATAAAAATAGATTTAGTCATGTGCATGACGCTTTACAGTATCTTATGTTAGGATCAGGAGAAGGTAGAGGTATTACACACGGAAACTTGCAACAGAAAGCGTTTCAAGTTAATACTTCTTTTAATCCTTTTGACAGGAAGAAGAAACCAAAGAACAAAGAAAGAAATTTCTGGAGTAAGTTTTAAATGGCACATGAAAATAGAAAAAAGTCTCTACTAAAAAAGCACAGACTTAGTGGTGTTAATAAACCTAAAAGAACACCAAAGCATAAAACAAAATCACATATTGTTTTAGCAGCAAAAGGTCATGTAATGAAGTTAATAAGGTTTGGTCAGCAAGGTAAAACAGGAGACAAGACTATGACTAAAAGAGCTAAGTCTTTTAAAGCAAGGCACGCAAAAAATATTAAGAAAGGTATTATGAGCGCAGCTTATTGGGCAAACAAGGTAAAATGGTAACATGAGTTTACTAGCAAACATAAGAAAGCGACAGAAGAAAGGTATCTCTAGGTCAAAGAAGAAGTCTACTATTACTAAGAAGGCGTACTCTTTGATGCAAAAGGGTTGGAAGAAATAATATAATGTGCGTTGTTATTGAAACAATTACATTTACCAATGGCGTAAGGATGGAATTATGTGTTTAAAAGTACCAAAGCCACCTAAAGAAAGTCAAGATGCAAAAGCAGCAAGAGCTGGACAATTAAAATCAGAGCTTGATGAACGTACTAGACTTAAAGGTGAGCAAACAGAAGCAGCAAAACTACTACAGTCTGGCTTTGGTAGGCGATCTCTATTAACAGGATCAGGCGGAGGTAGGGGTTATCCTCTAGGTAAATAGCATGGCTGATAAAGGCGATGACGTAAAGAGAATACTTGAGCGTTACAAAACTGCTGAAGGTAATAAGTCTTTATGGGTATCTACATTTGAAGAATGTTATGAGTATGCACTACCACAAAGAGAAAGTTTCTTTTCAGAAAACCCTGGTGCTAATAGAACAGATAAAATATTTGACGAAACAGCTGTGGTTGGTGTGCAAGAGTTTGCATCAAGACTGCAAGCTGGGATTGTTCCAAACTTTGCCAGATGGGCTGACTTAGTTGCTGGAGGAGAAGTTGATAAAGAGGAGAAATTAGATGTTAACAAAGCTCTTGACGATGTTACAGAGTATGTATTTGAAGTTCTGCAAAACAGTAACTTTAATCAAGAAGTACACGAAAGCTTTCTTGATTTGGCTGTGGGAACAGGTTGTTTACTTATTGAAGAAGGCGATGCCCTTAACCCAGTTACGTTTACAGCAGTTCCGCTCCCTCATGTATGCATGGATACAGGACCTAAAGACGATATTGATACGGTTTATAGGAAAAGACTAATACGCTGTAAAGATATTTTAATTGCATACCCTGATGCAGAGCTAACACCTCAAATGTTAAAGGATATGACAGAGAATCCTGACAGAAAAAAAGCATATATAGAAACTGTATATAGAGATTATGATGTATTACCTGATGAACGTAATCATTTCTGCGTTATATCTGAATCAGATAAAAAGAAAATAGTACATAGAACATTTGACGGAGTAGGATCTAATCCTTATATTTGTTTTAGATGGGGTAAATGTGCTGGTGAAACATATGGTCGTGGGCCTTTAATGAACGCAATGGCTGCAATTAAAACCACTAACCTAACAGTAGAAATGATTTTAGAAAATGCCCAGATGGCTATCTCAGGTATATATCAGTTGGAAGATGATGGTATTGTCAATACAGATACAATACAATTACTACCTGGTACGGTTATACCAAAAGCACCAGGTTCGGCTGGGCTTCAACCTATACAGTCTGCTGGTGATTTTAGAGTATCTGAGCTTATACTTTCAGATATGCGTAATAATATTAAAAGAGCTTTATACAATGATATGTTGGGTGATCCAAACAGAACACCAGCCAGTGCAACAGAAGTTGCAGAAAGAATGGCAGACCTATCACGAAGAATTGGATCTGCCTTTGGTAGATTACAAGCCGAATTGGTCACTCCAATCTTACGAAGAGTTATATACATCCTTAAGAAACAAGGTAGGATCGAAGTACCACAAGTAAACGGAAGAGAAGTTAAAGTAGTAAGTATATCACCACTTGCACAAGCACAGATGCAAACAGATATAGCTTCCGTAGATCGTTTTTTAGAATTAGTTATGGCTAGATTTGGTCCACAAATGTTACCAATGTTAGTCAAAGGGAATGAAGTTGCTAAGTTCCTTGCTAAGAAGTTTTCTGTACCAGAAGATTTACTTATGACTGATGCTGATCGTCAACAAATAATGCAACAAGCGCAACAAATGGGAGCTATACCAAATGCCACAAACGAAGAAGAAGATCCTCGGACCTGACGGTTACGAGAGAACACCAGAAGATGAGAAACATATTAACGATTTAATTGTTACTACATTCAATACGCAAGCTGGAATAGAAACTTTAAAGTATCTTAAATCTATTACAACAGAAAGAGTATCTGGTCCTGATATAGAAGCAAATCATTTGTTTCATAATGAAGGAGCAAGGTTTATTGTTGCTATATTAGAAACAAGAATCAGACAATATGAAACTCTAAAAGAAGGAGATAAATAATGTCAGAAGAATCACTCGTAGATGTAAATGCAACCCCTGTTGCAGAGGAGTCTGGGGATCATCCTCCCACACTTGCACCAAACGAAACTCAGACTCCGCCTTTACCTGATGGTATACCAGAAAAATTTATAGATAATGGTGTAGTTAAGATAGAAGATTTAGCTAAGTCCTATAAAGAATTAGAATCTAAAATTGGTAAAAGTAAAGATGACTGGAAAGAAGAATTAGTTGGTGAGCTTAAAGCAGAGCAAATGAAAGACAGACCAGCAGATGAAGATTCATATACAGTACCAGAGATTGAAGGCTTTACTCAAGAAGAAATACTAAGCAATCCTTTACTAGACTGGTGGAAGAAAACAAGTTTTGAATCTGGTTTTAGTGATGAGCAATTTCACGAAGGCATTAAACAGTTTGCTGATTCTGGAGTTGAAGAAGTAGACCTAGATGCAGAAATAGCTAAACTAGGTGAAAACGCACAAGCAAGAATAGATAGTGTAACTGGCTGGGCTACTAAAAATCTTACAGAAGATGAGCAAAGAATAGCTGTAGATATTGGTGCTAGTGCAGAAGGTGTTAGATTCTTAGAGAAAGTAATGAATATGAATAAGACATCTATATCTAGTGCTGATAAAATAGACAAGGGTACTGGTAAATTAACGATAGCTGACTTACGAGCTAAGATGCAAGATCCTAGATACCATGATCCACAACGTAGAGATCAAAGTTATATAGATGAGATAGAAAGAGGATTCCAAAGTTTAGCTGATGGGAATTAAAATACAACAACCAGATGTTGAAATGGTTATGGATCTTGCTGAAAATTTATGTGAAGAAGATATTGTTGAATGTGAGTTGTTTGGGTGCAGTCCACAAGAAGCTTGTATGCAAGCACTTATAAAAACAGACCAAGATGTTTGTTGGATGGCTACTAGAAACGATGTACCGTTATGTATGTGGGGTGTTCATAAAGAAAACCCTCCTGTTATACTAGGCAAAATGTTTAAAACATCTGGAAGAGTATGGATGTTAATGGCTAAAGATGTATCAAAGCTAGACAAGTTTACAATACTAAGAGAGTCTTTAAAGTGGGTAGAAATCTTTAACTCACACTATGATTTGTTATTTAATATTGCAGATTCTAAAAGGCAAGGTATTAAAAAGTTTCTTAAATTTGCTGGCTTTGACATACTAGACTTTACAGAGCCACCATATAGTACGGACCATATATACTTTGTGCGTTGTAACCCTAAAGATAATGTTATTCATTGAGCTTAACTGCCCAAAAGTATATGGACAACCCTATTAGGATAATTGTACCCAGCACTCACGGATAACAGGATGTATAATTTAACTTTAAACTAGGAGAAGATTAATGGCATTAACCATTGACCAAGCGTTTATAACGCAATTCGAAAGTGAAGTTCATCTTGCTTACCAAAGACAGGGTGCTAAACTTAAGAATACTACAAGACAAGTCAATAATGTAACTGGTTCTACTGCACGCTTTCAAAAAGTAGGCAAAGGAACTGCTGTTACTAAGTCTCGTCACGCTGAAATATCTAGCATGGACATCACACATACTAATGTAGATGTATCATTAACAGATTTTTATGCAGCTGATTATATTGACACACTCGACCTACTTAAAACTAACATTGATGAAAGACAAGTTGTTGCAACAAATGCAGCAGCAGCTCTAGGTCGTAAGACTGATGACATCATCATTACAGCTTTAGGTGGCGCTGGCAATTCCATAGCACATGGATCTGCTGGATTAACAAAAGCAAAAGTTCTACAAACATTTGTTGGTATGAACGAAGCTGACATTCCTGATGATGGACAAAGATATTTTGTTGTATCACCAGAAGGTTGGTCTGACTTGCTTGCGATTAATGAGTTTGCAAATATGGACTACATTGGCCCAGGTCAACTTCCGTTCCCATCTGGCGTAACTGCTAAATCATGGCTAGGATTTAACTGGATGCTACACTCTGCATTACCTAAGACTGGTAATAACAGAGATTGCTTTGCATACCACAAATCTGCTATCGGTGTAGCAACAGGCTCAGATGTAAGAACAGAAGTTAATTACATACCTGAAAAAGTTAGTAACCTTGTTACCTCATATATGTCTATGGGAGCTGTCGCTGTCGACACTTCTGGCATATATAAAGTAACCATTGACGAAACAGCTTAAGGAGAATAGAACATGGCTTTAACACTAAGTGAATTAAAAAAAGTCGGTGGCTCTTCACCAGCAATATGGTACTACAAATCTACGGATGCTGTAGGTACTATTTCCGGCTCTGGTTATTTTAACAACGCTACTAATGAGCTTAAACAGTTTGATATAATTTTAACTGTTTCAGCAACAGGTGGCACTGCCGCTGTTGACGTACTTACTGTATCTTCAACATCTGGTAATGCAACTGTAACGACTGCTGCGTTAGCATAACTTAAAGGATTTAGGGAGGGTAGCGATTGCGCCCTCCCTTTATTTGAAATAAATGGCATCAACAGCTTCAACAAGCGACATAGACATTGCATCAAGAGCATTAGTATTGATAGGCGCAGAGCCTATTTCGTCGTTTTCAGGAACAACAACAGAATCACAAGTAGCTACAAACCTATACGAAGATATAGTTAGGTCCTCCTTAACTCAAACTCGTTGGAGATTTGCTAGTAATATTGCACAACTATCAAGACTAACAGACGTTCCTGTAGACGAAAGCAAGTATGCATCAGCATACCAAATACCAACAGAATCATTAATAATACATGGCATAGCTGTCAACGGACAGCAAATAGACTACGATATATTTACAAAGAAAATATTTTGTAATGCAAATACAAACGATATTGTTATAGGTGAATACACTTATAGACCAGATACAACAGAATTTCCTCCATATTATATACTTGGCTTACAGTTTCATTTAGCTTCTGTATTTTCTGGAGCAATAGCAGAAGATGAAAACAAGTCTTTACTCTTTGAGCAAAAAGCACAGCAACAATATATGATTGCTAGAAATATAGACTCACAACAAACAACAACAGAAAGACTTAACCTTAACAGATTTTCTACTTTCAGAGGTAACACACGCACACTATCTAGGAAATTCTAATGGCTAAAGGAAAAATAAAATTTGTTCAAACTAATTTTACTGCTGGCGAATTAGATCCCAGAATGAAAGCAAGAATTGACATTCCAGCATATGAAGGTGGCTGTCTTAAGCTTAGAAACGCAGTTTTAACTTCGCAAGGCTCTGCCTTCCGCAGACCAGGAACACTATTCGTTGACTCTCTATCAGCTTCAGACGTTGATAATGTAAGGTTAGAGTCTTTTATATTTTCTGAAACACAAGAATACTTGTTTTGTTTTGAAGTAGGTAAGCTAACTGTATATGAAATAAACAATACTACTGGAGCTACAACAGAAGTAGGATTGCCTTCTAACAATGTACCAATTACTACTTATCTATCTGGAGGTGTTAATGTTGCATTTCCTATTAATGCAGACAACATAAGAGAGTTTACTTTTGCACAGCAAGGAGACACTTTTATTATATGTCACAATACATTTACTCCTATTATAATACAAAGAGCAAGTGCTACAAGTTTTACAGCTAAAGCTTTAACATTTAAAGTTTCTTCTAACAATGAGGAAACATATCAACCTTACACAAAGCTGGCAGATAGTGACGTAACAATATTACCTAGCTCCAATATTGGATCAATTACACTAACTGCCAGTGAATCTATTTTTACATCAGAATGGGTAGGCGAGTCAATACAGTGGCATGGAAAGGAAATATTAATATCTGCTTATACTAGCGGAACTGTAGTAACTGGTACAGTTAAAGACAGACTGGAAATTGAATTAGGTCTTAATCCTTTCCGCTCTATATCTGGTACAAATACAGTAGAGATAACATTAGTTAATCATGGATTTGCAGCTGGAGATAAAATATCTTTAGAAGGATTTGCTGGAGAACCTGGTCTTATCAATAGGTCTGGATTAAATGGTACATTCCAAATAGGTCGTATTGTTAATGACGATGCGTTTATGATTCAATCTACAACAACTACAAATCAAACTATAAGTCCATTTGGATTTTTCTTTACAGGAGCTTATACCGCAGCTGGAGGATTTGCTGTTGGTGGCGGAGCTATATCAGGATGGGCCACATACAATTCTGACAATGAAGTAGCTGGGTATACAGGAACTTCTGCTAATACAAACCCTAACGGCAATGGATCAAGAGACTTTGGTGGTGCTAGTATTAAGATAACTGGTGCAGACTTACCTCCTTCTAGGTCATGGAAGGAACAAGCATTTGGAACTAGGAATAAATTTCCAAGAGCAATTACGTTTCATCAAAATAGATTATGGTTTGGTGGTACAACCAGTCAACCTGATGCCTTATTTGCGTCACAATCTGGTGACTACTTTAATTTTGACGTAGGTACTGGAGCAGCAAATGATTCAATACAAACTATACTAGCGTCTGACCAACTTAACGAAGTAAACCATATTATATCTAATAAAGGTTTATCTATATTTACAAGCGGTGGTGAGTTTGTTGTGTTACAAGAAGCTGGTACACCATTAACACCAACTAACATACAAATAGAGAGGATAACAAGTTATGGATCAACCAGAGTATCTCCTTATATTTGTAATGGTAATACTTTTTTTGTCCAAAGAAATGGTAGGACTATACGAGCTGTTGAAACGTCAGGTCAAAGCGCATTTGTACCAGCAGACATTTCAATACGTTCTAGTCATCTTATTAACAACCCTATTGATTCTAGCTCTTTTAATGGTTCTAACACAAGACCAGAGGAATTTGTTTACTATGTTAATGCAGACGGAACTGTTGGAGTATTCCATACTGCTATAGGAGAAAGCATAGCTTGTTGGGTACTGTGGGATAATACAGATCAAACTCCTGGGCAAAATGGTTATTTAAAAAAAGTAAAATCAATATCATCTGTAAACGAACATTTGTTTTGGGTTACACAAAGAGAAGGTTTAGGAACACAAATAGAAAAATTCACTAACTTTGATGAGTCAGATATAACAAAAGAAAATTACTTAGATGATGCTGTTGCTGTTACTGTTGCAAGTAATCAAACTATATCTGGTATTCCTAGTCATTGGCATAACAGAACTGTTCATGTTATAAAAGATGATGGTAGTTACAGAGGTACTCAAACTGTATCAGCAACAGGAACTTTAGATCCAGTTGCATTAAATTTAAAGTATGAAACAAGTGAAGTTTTTGATAGAGCATATATAGGGTATTCATATTTCTTGAACATAGAAACTATGCCAGTAGACTATGCTTACACAGGAGGTTCGTTGACTGGTGGTAGAAGAAGAATAGCCAGAGTAAACGTAGAGACAGAAGGATCGTTATCAATGTCAGTAAATGGTAAAGAACTATTTAACAGAACAACAGCAACAGGGTTAATACAACAAGATCCTAAAAGAGTTACTGGTAGGCAAGACTTTAGAGTATTAGGTTATTCTAAAGATCCAACAATAGTTATTAAACAAACGCTACCAAACTCTTGCGGTGTGTTACAGCTTAGTAGTGAGGTAACTATATAATGGACCCAATACTTTATTTATTAGCTGGTGGAATTGGAGCAATAGGATCAATTTATTCTGGAAAAGCAGCAGAAGCTTCTGCAAAAGCTCAAGCTAATGAACTTAGAATACAAGAAAAAAATGCAATATTAAATTCCATTGCAGAAGAAAATGAAATTGTAAGAGAAAATTTTAAAATACAGCAAGCAAATTTAGCTATGACTCAAGGTGGAGAATCTGATTTAGCAATAATACAAGACAACACAAAAACAATGTCAGAAGATTTATCAACAAGTAAAACAAAATCTATCTTGCAAATAGATTCTTTAAGAAGAAGTAGAATAGGAGTTTTACAAGGTGGGAAAATGGCTAAAAAAGGATCTTTAATAGAAGCTGGTGGTCAGGTAGCTGGAGGGTACGCTAAGTACAAAAATTCATAATGGCAATAAAGAATAAAAGATTAGTAACTTCTATAGGTAATATCTCAGTAGGACAATCTTACGCTGGAGGAGAAGCAGCAAAACAAGTAGGCAAAGCAATATCTGGGCTAGGAGATGTATTAGATAGTACAGTAACATATGCAAACAGAAAAAATAGTAGTGGTCTATCAATAGAATATATTAATACATTAGGTCAAATACAAAGAAATGAAATTAAAAATGTAGATGAAATAAGTGTAGCAGATGAAACAGAGCAAGCTAAACTTACACAAGCATTTTTAAACCAGGATTATGAAGCAGACCAAAGAATAACAACTGACAGTGTAGCTACAAGACTTTTTGTTGGGCCAATAAATGATTATATAAATAAACATTTTGATACAACACAAGCTGGAACTATACCATTTGGAAATAATTTAGATGATTTTGATCCAGAAGCAGAATTTGATAATTTAATAAAAATATTTAAAGATGGAGAATTTGATTCTTTAAGTGAAGAAAATCAAGAAACAATTAGAAGTAAAATTATTTTACAAATGTCAAACAAAGTAAGCTCTTTACGACAAAGTCACAATACGATTGTAAGAGCTACTGCAGACAACAAAGAATGGAATCAATATCAGGATTCTTATTCTGATGGTGTTGAAACAGCAGTTGCTACAAACGGTCTTGGTGGTTTGTTAGTATACAATAAAAACTATGAAAATACTGCTGTAGAATTAGCAGTAAAGTTACGAAAAACATATCGTAGAGGTTCAATTACCGCTGCGAATTTACAAATTTTTACTGACGCTATAATAGATCAAGCATATCAATCTGATGAAGGACAAGACTATATAAAATCATGGATTAAAGTATTAAACAATAAACAAGAATCTGTTGGCGTTTCTATAGATGGTAAAACAGAATTTATTACTAAAGATGATTTAAACGACTATGGTATTAATCCAGAAAATCAAGTTGAGTTTGAAAGAGAGCTTACAGATCATTTAAACTTAAGTGTTTCTATACAATCTGGAGTACAATTTTTAGGAGCTGGTGGTTCAAACGGCATATATACAGATGTTCAAGCAGCAGAAATAGAAAAAGTTACAACCTCTGCAATAGAAGAGTTAACAACCAATCAAGTAGATTCAAATTTTGCTAACATGCCAGTAGAAGAAAAAAGAAAATATTTTAAAAGTTTTGCTTTTACAATAGCTTCAGAAAGTAATTATGTAGGAAACAGTATGTCAGATGAAATAGTTAATCAACTTGTAACATCTGGAAACATAGTCGAAATAATGGAAATAGTTTCTACGTTTGCTAAAATAGAATCTGTTAATACAGGAGCTATTGAATATGGAGATGGTGAAAGTGCTAAAAAATTAGAAAATTTAATAAAACATTATACTGTTGATCCAGAATTTAGTTTACTTTCTGGTAACAGCATAAGTGAAAGAGTGCAAAATTTTTTACAAAACAACGAACCTATGATTAACGCAGAAAGAGTAACTGTTTCAATGAAAACAAAATCTGGTAATCTTGATAGTAGTGTAAAATTAAGTAATCTTTTAGGAGTAGGTAGTAATGTTTTAAGTGTTAACGATCAAAAATCTTTTACAGATTTATTGTCTGATGGGTTAAGTGAACTTAATAGAAACGAAAGAAATAAAATTCAAGCGACTTTAGGGTTAGACGAAACATTTAGAAAATCAGATAAAAAAGACGTAGCTAAATTTTCACAAATGCTTACATCAAGAGATCCTATATTTGCAGACTTTATAAAAAACGAAATTTTACTTTCTGTAAGCAATCAACTAAATAATACAGAAGAAGGTAATAACGAAGCTATTGATTATAATACATTAAAAGCATATTCAGTTAATGCTGTTGTTAAATTTTCAAAACAATTTACATATGATCCTGATAGTAGAAATGGATTTGTTAAAAAAAATAGAGTGCCTGTTACTGCTAAAACATTAAATCTTCCTAAAGAACAACAAGTTAGAATAGTAGAAAGTAGTGGCGATAAAATATTTAGTTATATAGACAATACAGATAAAGGATTTTATGACAAAGATGATTTACAATTAGAGTATACTGGTGAGGTTGGTATTAAAAATGAGGGAGAAGATTTTGTAGCTAGAGCTTTTCAAGTTTATATTTTAAATGATGCTGGTATTTCAGTAGAAGCATATAGAATTACTGAAGATGGTACTAGAAAAAATATAATTTGGTATGACACAGGGGACAAGCCTCTTACACAAGAAGAATTAAAAAAGAAAGCAAAAGAAAAATTAACAAGTATTAATAATTCTCAATCAAAAATTGAAGAGATACTCAATCCTTTTGGATTTAGTAGAGAAGTGTACTAATGCCACTTTTTGAAGATGATAATATAGGAAGTATAGAAAGAGATTTTTTTAAAAAAATAGAACCTATTGAAACAGAAACAGAAAATAAAGCTGAAGGTATTGGCTTTAAAGATATATCAAGTTTGCCATCCCTTGCTTCATATGTATTAAATAATTCATCACAAATATGGGATGATGTTTCAACTCTTTGGAAAACATTGCCAGTCTCCGAAATAAGTACTTTAATACAAAGAGAGAGTGTAGTTAAACAATTTGGTGTTGATGAAGATTTTGTTAATAACGAATTATGGTGGCAACAAGCTGACAAAGAATTGCTTTTTCATCAGAATGGAAAATTTGTTAAAGCAATAAGTGAAGCTAATAACTCTCAAGAATTAAAAATAATACAAGATAATATCTATGAAAACCTAGAAGCAAAAGAAAAAATAGGTGATTACAATATGGGTTATCAATTATTTTTGTGGAGTACATCTTTAGCCCAAGATCCTTTTATGGTGTTAAATCCAACAAAAGGTATTCATACTTTAAATAGTGCAAGTAAAAATTTTGCAATAGCTGCAACAAGAACAGCAGCACTAACAATGCCATGGGAAGTAGCAAGATTACAATTAGATCCAACATCAGATTTTAAAGAACTAAAATATACTTTAGGTGGAGCAATGTTATTTGGCGGAACTATTGGTTCTTTAATGGGAAAGTATAGTAAAAAATTAAGGCATAAAGAAATAGACAAAGTTTTGAATGATTCCTGGGATGAAATAAATGATCTTATTGATATGCCAAGAAACGAAATGTATTTACTTGGATCAAAGCAAAGAACAAAAGATATAAATTTTAATGAGATAGATGAAATATCAGATCAATCATGGAGAAATGATATTTTAAGAGATATAGATGTTAGTAATATTGCTTTTAGAGTAACAAGAAATATTTTAAAAAGACCTTTTGGTTTAGATAAATCTTGGTTAGATGAGTCTTACGATTCTGTAACTGTTTTAGTAAAAGGAAAAAAAATATCTATTAAAGAAGGTAATGAAATACTAGACATAACAACTAATTTATCTGGAGACAATAGTTATTTACTTACTAAAACTGATGAAACAGTAGAAGCTTCTGTAAATACTCTTTATCAAAAAAATCAATATGGAAAAATTCATACAGTAAAAAAATCTATTAATGATGCTTTTTTAGAAATAAATGACATTCAAAGAGGTTATGGATTAGGAGGATTTTTTGGAGACATAGATCTTAATATGCAAGCAAAAAGATTAGGAACTACTATTAACAAAGTTAGTCCTATAAAAGTAACAGAAGATGTATTAATTAAGAAAAAAGATATAGAAACTTTATTATATTTTGAAAGAGGTTATGCATCAAAAAATTTAGATGAGTTTATAAATAATCATAAAGAAATAATACTAACTAATGATCGTGAAAAAATAGCAAAAATATATAAAGCTGTTAAAGAACAATCTAAAGTTTATGGTTCTGTTTATGATGATGTTAAAGCTGATTTAATAAGCGTTGGATTATTAAATGACGATTACTCTGCTACCTTAAGAAAAACTATAGATGATTTAGAAGCAAAAATTTCTAAATACAATAACTTAATAAAACAAACAAAAGCAAAAAAAAATATAAAAAAAGAAACTAAAGATTTAATTTTATCAAGGTATCAAAACGAATTAGATAAAGTAAGTTTAGTGCTAAGAGCAGAAAAAGAAAACTTAGCAGACTACAAGCCAACTGTTGAAACAAAATTTCAAAGTGATTATGTTCCAATTATATATGACACAGGAGCAATAAGAAGAAATAGAGAGTGGGTTACAAATGAAATAACAAAAATATATAGTGGGCCTAGAAAGTTAGCAAGAAAAAGAGCAGAAGAAACAATAAAAAAAATATTAAAAGAAGGTGATGGTAATTTTCAAAACACATCTGGTGTTGGAAGAAAAAAAGGATCTTCTTTTTTACTAGAAAGATCCTTAGATTTACCACCTCATATATTAAAAGTAATTGGTGTAACAGATCCAGAAATTGTTTTTAAAACATACATTAGAAAAATTGGACCTAGAATTGAAATAGCTAAAAAATATGATGGAGACTTATCATTATCAAAACAACTCGATAGAGTAGATGAAATATTTAATGATGCTATATTAAAAGCAAAATCTAAAAAAGAAATCAATAGTCTTGATTTACAAAGAATGTTGCACAAACAAAACATAGAAGATATGCGAGATTCTTTATTAGGCAATCTTATAAAAAATTCTGATGGTAATAGAATAGATGCAAAAATTGCTAGAGATTTAAAAAACTCAGCAGCAATGGCTTTAGGTGGTACGTTTGGTGTAAATAGTTTTATTGATATGACAAACATTTTAGCTGCTCAAGGATTTAAACCAATTTTTAATACAGCAAAAAATTTATTAACATCTACTAAAGCTGCAAGAATTGCTTTAGCAGAAAATAAACAGTTATTAAAAAGCTGGGGTATTTTAAGTGAAATGTCTATGTCAACAGTTGGAGCTAGAGTAATAGAAGATGACGGTGTTTTTCCTACTGGCAATAGAATAAGTATGCTTATGGACAAAGGAGCAAATGAAGTACACAAATATAGCGGACTAGGACCTATAACAAATTTTTTAAAATCAATATCAGGAAGAATATCTCAACAATCATTTATTGAAACATCAATAGAAATTGCTAAAGGTGTAACATATGTAAATGGTAAACCTAAAGTAAGAATAGACCATAAAAAAAGATTACACATATTAAATATGTACGGTCTTTCTTTAAGAGATGTTTTAGATATAGGACTACAAAGAGCTGGTTCTGGTGTAACATACACAGAAACAAAAGGATTAGGAACAAAACTTTATAATGTAAATACTGATGCATGGAAAGGAGCAAGAGGTCAAGAACTTGCAGATAAATTTAGTACAGCAGTATGGGCAGAAACAAATGCTTTAGTAATGACTCCATCAATGGCTCAAATACCAGGATGGCAAAAAGGTGTATGGAGAGGTGTGCCAATACTTCCTTTTACTCAAGACATGGGTTTAAAAACAAGATTAAAATTAGAAAAAGATGCAGTTATTATTACAAAAGAACTGCAATCTGCTTATAAATCTGGTGATAAAATAAGAATACAAGAAGCGCAAGATAAATTTTTTGCAAACAAATCTGAAATAACAAATGCTGGTAGAACTTATGCTCCATTATTTTCAATGATGTTTCAGTTTCTTAATTTTGGAATTGGTGCAACACAAAAAATACTTGGTGCATACACACAAGGCAGACACCAAGCTAAATTAATAGGGTTAACATCTGCTATGATGATGTCGTGGACTGTTCAAAATATAAAAAATCCATACTTTGACCAACTTTCAATGGAAGAACAATTTTTAAAAACAGCTGAGTATATTGGCCCAGCATCATGGGTATTTAATGCAGAAAATTATATAAATACATTATCACCATTTTTACCAGAAGAAATAAATGGTGGTAATCCTATAGGTTTTAGAAGCGCATTAGGTGTAGATCCTCAATTTGATGTTAGCTCACAAGAATCTGTTGCTAGACTAGGAGGAACTCCTTTACATATTCCAATTACAGTAGCAAAAGTATTGTTTGAAGATGATTTAAGTACATCTAACAAACTTAGTTTATTAAGAAGTACATTACCTTTTATGAATTTACCTTATACAAAACCAGCTGCTAAAAAAGCACAAAATTTTTATGAAGATAATTTTCTACTAGGAGATTAAGTGCGTTGCGTATTAACTAACAATAAGGAAAGTAAGACATTATGGCTATAAGTGTATCAGATACAACTCCAAGAATAGAGTATACAGCACCAAGTAGTGGACAAACAGTATTTTCAGTACCTTTTGCTACCGAAGTAGCAACAGATATTAATGTATATGTTAATGATGTCCAAGCTACTTATGTTGCTAGTCTTGCTGGGCAAACAGGAACAGCGTTTACTTTAAATAATGTAGGTACTGCTAACAGTACAACTGTAGAGTTTGCTTCCTCACAAAAAAGTGTGACTATTGATATAATTAGAAACGGTGCTATATCTAGGACAACAGACTATAACACCGGTGGATTCTTTGACATCGAAACATTGAATAGTGAGCTGTCAAGAATCACCAGAAACCTACAGGACTTAGAGTTAAGAATTGACCAATCGATTAAAGCACCTATACAAGAAGGCGGTACTGGTACTCTACCGACAGCTTCCTCGAGAGCTGGAAAGCTCTTGGCTTTTGACGCATCTGGTAATGTCACCACTCAAACATCTGCTATTACTGAGTACCTTGGAGCTTTTGCGTCTGATTTAACAAACAGACCTGATGGTTCTTCATTACAAGTAGGTGACATATATTACAATACTACTCAAACAGAAACTCGTATATGGACAGGAAGTAATTGGGATTTAGTATTTGGTAGAGTACAACCTTTATCAACAACCTACACAAGTTCAGGATTAACAACAATAACACTTACTGCCAGACCAAGCTCTGTGCTTGCTATACTAGTTATTATTGATGGCATACTGCAAAACGTAAACAATTACACATTAAATGATAATGTTATTACATTTTCAACAGCTCCCCCTATTGGATCTTCTGTAGAAATTAGAGACTTTAGCTCTACTGTTTCTTCTGGTAGTGGAACTATTATTAATGTAGCTAGTGGATCAGAAGTTACACAGGCCAATATTGATATTGATAAACTAATGGTAGACCTTGCAGCAGCTACAGGAAGAATTGATACATCACAACTATCAACTTCTTTACAAAATCAAATAGCAAATATATCTACTGTAGAAGGAAGAACATTAATTCTGGAAAACATTATTACACAAAGTGGTGTTAATGTAGTTACAGAGCAAGGCACAAAGATTACAGCATTAGAAACATTAACATCTGGTTTAGATAATACAGTTAATGGTTCTGCATCTACATCATTAGCTTCAAGAGTTTCTGCTTTAGAAGTATTACAAGTACAAGGCACTGGTAGTATAACATTAGACCTTAATAGAATTACTAATCTGGAATCACAAGCATTTGAAGCAGATGGAACAACACCAAGATTAGCTACACTAAATCAACACAACTCATTAAACGCTACTGTCAGCACTCTTAATGGTACTACATCATCACACGCTACACAAATTTCAAACTTAGAATCTATTGTAACTGGTGGTACTGGAACAAGTATTTTAGCAAGTATATCAGAATTAAACCTTGTAAAAACAGATGTAGCAACAGCAAAAAGTGATGCTTTTACGGCAGCTGCTCAAGTATCAACTTTAAATACTACTTTAGGTGCTAACTCATTTACTATTACACAAACTACAGAAGCAGTTAATGGATTAAAAGGAAAGTATGGAATAAAAATTAACAACAATGGTCATATAGGTGGCTTTGGTCTTAACTCATCAGCTAATGAAGTAGGTGGTTCTACATTTACGTTTGCAGTTAATGCTGATAGATTTTTTATAGCAGATGACAATAATGTTGGATCACCTCAAAAACCATTTAGTGTTACAAATGGTATAACAAACATTCGTGATGCTGCTATTGATTCTTTACAAGCTAATAAAATTAGAGGTGATGTTAATAAAGTAAATGTTGTTGAAACAACAAGCTCATCAACTACAAGCACTAGCTATCAATTAAAGTTATCTTGTGTTGTTCCTCAACCAGATAATACAGGATCAACTTCTGAAGGTCATGCTCCATTAGCTATTGCAAATGTATACTTTGATAACACAGCTAACGGAATGACTGTTAAACTTACTGCTGCAACTTGCGCAGATGACCAAGGTAATAATCCTGGTACAGAATATCTTATCCTTGAAACAGGAGAAGATTATTATGTTTCTAACTTTCATTTAAGTGGAGGAGTGCCATATCAAATTAGTGCATCTGGCAAAACATTAGCTCCAGTACTTTTTAGATTATATGTAAAATCTGGAGGTGCTGGTTTTGGTGGAGCTGTAAATGCAAATTTAACTAAAGCTAATATTATAGGGTGGGGATTAAGATAATGCCAAGATTAACAGAACAACAAATGATAGATGCACAAAAAAAAGCATCAAAAGATATTGAAGAAAGTCAGGTAAGAATTGAAAAAGAAGATAAAGAATATCAAGAGTTATTAACAAAACAACAAAACAAATCAACTGAAACTGAAAATGGTTATTATATTAAAGTTATTAACGACAATGAATACGATCAACAAATGGGCAGAATTAAACATGATGATAGTTATGAATTAATAATTCCATTTGAAGGTACTGTTAGTAGTGGACATGAAATATATATTGCCAGAAATGACAAAGGTATATTAGAACAAAGAGTTAGAAGAAGAGATTTAAATTACCAAGAAGAAAGAATATTAAAGTACCCACAAATAGCAGAACAATTAGATATGATATATCACGACATAGATAAATGGAAAGAAACTATAAAAGAAATTAAAGAGTTACACCCTAAAGGAGAGAACTAATGACTATTACTACAGTACACGGTAGAATGATAACAGATGGATCTGTTGGAACTGCTGACCTAGATGGTAGCGGTGTAACTACTGGATTTACTGGTGTAAGTAAAACAGATAATGGCGATGGTACATTTGATATTATTTTTACAGCTGTTGGTGGTGCTACATATAGCATTACAACTCCTGATTTAACTGGGCCGACAGGACTTACTGGTAGTGCTGGTACTCCTGGCGCTCAAGGACAACAAGGTCAAATTGGACAACAAGGTACTACAGGCAATGCTGGACCTCCTGGTACATCTGGCATAACTATAACTAATGCTTCTAGGACAATTAACTCTAATTACACTCTTACATTTAACTTTACTTTTTCTGATGGAAGTAGCCATAGTTTTACATCTCAAAATTTAAGAGGAGCTCAAGGCGCTCAAGGTAATATAGGAAACACTGGTCCTCAAGGTGACCAAGGTGTTCAAGGCGATCAAGGTATACAGGGCTTAACAGGACAGACAGGACAGACAGGAACTACAGGAAATACAGGCGCAACTGGAACATCAATTAGTAGTATTGCATCAACTGATAATGGAAATTACACATATGATGTAGTACATACTATGTCAGATGGCACTACTCAAACAATAACAACTCCTAATTTAAGAGGTCCTATTGGAGCAACTGGTCCTCAAGGTTCTGGTTTAACAGATCTTCAATCTGATACTACACCGCAACTAGGTGGAAACTTAGATGCTAATGATAAATCTATTACTAATGCAACAATAGTATCTGGTAAAAACATTTCTTCTGAGTATGGATCTTCTTCTGCTCCTGTAACTTTTGTTGTAACAGTAGCAAGTAAAACATCAGCTCATGTTTATAATGGTGATGGTAGTGGTAGCGGTTATTTTATTGATGGTGTTGAATCACCGGCATTAAACTTTGGTGGTGCTGATTCTACTACATCTAACTCAGGTTATGTTTATAAGTTTGACCAATCAGACAATACTAATTCTGGTCACCCTTTATTATTTTATACTGATGCTGCTAAAACTACAGCTTACACAACAAACGTAACTACTTCTGGAACTCCTGGTTCTTCTGGAGCTTACACTCAAATAGAAGTAACAGAATCTACTCCTAATATTTTATACTATCAATGTTCTGCTCATGGATATATGGGTAACTACGCAACTACTCCTTCTAAAAATTTAGGAACTGCTGCATCATCTGATGCTTCTGCGTTTGCAACATCTGCCCAAGGAACTTTAGCAGATAATGCTTTAGCTTCTAGCAATAACTTATCTGATTTAGGTAGCTCTAGCACAGCAAGAACTAACTTAGGATTAGGAACAGCATCTACTTTAGCATCTGGTACATCTGCTAATCAGTTATTGCAATTAGATAGTAATGCAAAAATACCGGCAGTAGATGGATCACAAATTACTGGCATTGAAGCTGGTGGTTTAGGTGGTAGAAAAACCTTAACTGCAAGTGGAGCTGTAACAGCACATGATCCTATTGCTTTACTAAGTAACGGACAAGGAATTAAAATTGTTGAAACTGTTGCTTCAGAAGTAAGTAGTGTAAGCATACAAGCTGAAGCTCAATCAAGTACTTACACAGGTTGGCCCAATCAACTTGGAGAAGGAATTGGTAGTACTGTAAGTAATGCACAAGTCTTTGGTAACTTTGGTGCTAGACCTATAATTTTTAATACTGTTAATAATTATTTTGTTTGTGCTTTTGGATCTAATGACAATAGTGGCAACGTAAGATTAAGAGCTTTTACTTGTGACTCTTCTGGTAATTTTGAGTTTGGAACTACTGTTATAGGTTACACTCAAAGAGCAACAATGTTTGAAATATGCTATAACCCAGATCAAAATTTTGTTCATATGATTTTAAGAAAAAATAGTGACGGTGGTATTAAATTAAAAACAATATCTTGTGCAAACAATTTAACTCTTAGTGTAATAGCAGATTCAGATCCATTTAGTGGTGCTGGAAATTGTACTTGGGCAAGCATTATGTATTGCACAGTATTAAATAGTTTAGTTATGGTTACAAAAGGTACAGCTCCTTATCCTTGGAGTGGTAGCAACCAAATGCTTTTTAGAAATTATACTGTATCTGCTAATGGATCAACAAGTAATGGTAATGGTTTTATTTCTTATTGGGGACAATTTGAGCCTTTTGGTGGCACAGGTTATGGAGATGGAGATTATTTTTTAGTAGCATTACCAACTGGTACTACTGGTTCTACTACTTCTCCTGGAGATAGTTTTGGTACTGTAAACGATAGACCTACTGGAGTTTTAATAGGCGGAAATCCTACTGGAAGTTATTATGTTGAAACTAAATTTTTTCATGGAGCTGCTAATAGTTCTGGTACTACTTTTTATAGAGGTGAGCAAAAGTCATTAACATCACTTACTACTTCTACATCTAACTGGTGGAGAATGACAGCTCAATATGATCCATCATCTGAAAGTGTTATTCTAGCTGGAGTAACTCAACATCCTTCATACCGACCTTGGTACACTGCTATTGCTGCTAAAAATTTAGGTAATAGCACATCATCAACTAATGGTTACTGGTCAATGACAACACCATATAATAATGGTCTTAATTATTTAGCTAGTAATGATGGTAGATCAAATTATGCACCACAAATTGCACCAGACTCATCTAATAATAAAGTTCTTATTTCATACGTTGGTAATCATAATGGTTCGTACACTGCTACTGATTTAAATAAAGTTGTTGTATATAACTTAAGTGTTGCTGGTACTCCACAAAGCGCACCAACATTTACTTTGTCATCTAATGTTCAAACACCAGTTATGCAAGACACAGATGGCGATCATTATTTAGCACAACAATCTAATGGTACAGCAATATGTTTTGATAACTCTGGTAATGGTGTTATTGGAGCGGTAAGAAGTAGTACATCATATGGTACTGGTGCTGGTTGGGGAACAGAAGGACTTGCACACTTTACACAATTAGGAACAGCAGTTACTTCTACTCAAAGTGACTTTGTTGGGGTAGCTCAAGCATCAGCTACTTCTGGTTCAAGTTTTATTGTTGCTACAAAATCATCAATATCTAAAGGACACTCAGGTTTAACTGTTGGAGCTAGTTATTATACATCAACAACTGGAGTAATTTCTACTACAGATACAGGATTGTTTATTGGTAAAGCAATTAGCGCAACAGAAATATTATTAAGTGCAAGTCAAGTAGATGGATATGAAATTGCACCTGGAAATAAAAGCATTGTTGTAACAGATAGCACAGGATCTTTACCAAAATTAAATGGATCTAATTTAACAAACATAGCTGGTGCTACTGGGCCTGTATATTTAGGGGGAGCTACATGGACTGATAGCTCTACAAATACAAAATCTGTAAGTGTTGCTGGATTAGATGATAAGTATGATTTCTTACTTATTAAATGGTATGGTCATTGTGAAAGCGGTTCAATGCGTCCAGCTATAAGATTAGACAATACAACAAGCTCATATCAAAATTATTTTAGATATAATTATCATTCAAGTACAGATTATAATAACAGTCAAAGTTGGTGGAGAATTACACGAGACAGTATAGCTCAAACAAATAGATTTATGTTTCATGGAAAAATTTATTTTCACAAACTAGAATCAAATTATGACAGCAACTATAGCACAGATGGTGGTGGTGATGGTCATATGATGTATGGTAATTTTTATTCTTCAAATGAAAGCAACAATGCTAGAGTAAGAACTGAAAGTTTTTTAAGACATAGTCAATTAACTTCTCCAGTAAGTGAAATAGAATTTGGAGCTGAAACAAGCAGTCATTACTTTAGAGAAAATACATACGTAAAAGTATGGGGAGGAGTAGGAATATAACATGGCAACAATAGTAACATACAAACTACCACATGACGTTGATGAAGAAGGTAATCCAATAGATGATATTTATACTGGATTGTTTTTAGAAAGATTAGAAGATGATAATGATTACACGCAAGATGAAAATGGTTTAACTCGTATAGATGATGATGGTGTTTTAATTTTTAAAGCACACTCATCTGTTAATACTAATGTTTATTACAATATCAGTGAAGAAACTTTACCAGAAGATTTAGTTTTTCATAAATATTTTTTTAATGGAACTGATTGGACTTTAAATTCTAATTATGTAGATCCAGAATAATGTCTGGTCTTTCTCCACTTGAACAAGGCAAGCTTCTTGAAGCAGTTAATAGATTGTCAGATCAGGTGGAAGATCTTAATGACAGACTTTTAGTAATGGAAGCACAGGTTGCAAGAGGTAGAGGATTACTCTTTGGAATAATTTTTGCAGCTGGTGGTCTATCAGCTGGTCTAACAAATTTTTTATCCACATACTTTGGAGGTAACTAATGAAAAAATCATTAGCAGTAGTATTTATTTGTACGTTTACCTTTGTTGGTTGTGCATCATCACACATAAATGTGAGCACAAATGTACCAACAGGGAAAAACATATCAATTAAGATAGAAACTACAGACAAAATAGATTAGTAGTATTTAAACAAACACAGAAGCTCATACAGTTAATGTTTTAATTCTGTATCTTCTACTATTCAAACAAAATTTTAACTGTACTGGTGCTTATTTATAGGAGAATTTTTTCTGATGATCGCATTACTCGGCTCAGTTTTGGGCTTTACATCCAGTACTCTACCAAGTGTATTAGGATTCTTTGAAAAAAAACAAGAACACAAACAACAACTAGCATTATTAGAAGCTCAAGCTAAATATAAAGTGTCTGTTGCTCATGCTGAAGCTGATGGAAAAGAAGCTGAAGGATTATACAAGCATGATTCAACACTAGCTACTCACTCTGCCAAGTGGGTTACAACTTTTGCTAGTACTTGTAGACCAGTCATTACATATTTATTTTTATTCTGTTACTTAGGTGCAAAGACTGTTGCTATTGTGCAATCATATCAAAATGGTATAGAGTTACACAAGAGTATTGATTTGATCTACACAGAATATGACGCTGGTATCATGGCTAGTATAATTTCTTTCTGGTTTGGTCAACGTGCTATGATGAGGAGAAAATCGTGAAGGTATCAGACTCAAGTGTAATATCTATACCATTAAGAAACTTGGTAAGTTTAGTTGGTGGTGCAATGATACTTGTTTATGGTTACTTCGGTGTAACAGAACGATTAAATTTTTTAGAGCATGAGTTAGAACTACAAGATAAAGATATTATTCTTAACTCTGAGTTTAGAATTAAATGGCCCAGGGGAGAGATGGGTTCTTTACCAGATGATGCACGTCAAGACATGATGATTGATATGTTAAAAGATGAAGTGGCTACAATTAAAACAGAACTAGAAAAACAATAGGAGCTAATATGATTAACCAAGAAACTTTTTTAGAAGATGTAATAGAGGATGACCAACAAGTATATGTCATACCTTATGCAGACAAGTTAAGGATATGCGTTAATAACAAAACAGTCTGGAAGCCTATGACTGTTGATGCGTATATGCACTTTATTGTTGGATGTATAGACTCAATGCAAGAGATGAGAAGATTAAACAAATGCAAGTGTGGTAAAAACTAATGCCTATGCCACCTGTACCAGAGGAAGAATTGTTAGAAGTTCTTACTGCTGATGAAAGTTTCAACAACAGATACGAAGCTGCTGAATCTTTAGGATTAAAATACGCAACCTATATGCAAAGATTACATAAGGCTAAAAACTTACAACCTGATTTTGAAATACCAGATCTTCCTAATGAAGAGATGGACATAGAAGAATTAGTACAGACTGTAACAGATAGATACGAAAGAAGAGCTAAAGCAAAAGATGCTCAAGACTGGATTGATATTAAAGTAAATATTGATGGGCCTATAGGTATACTATGGATGGGAGATCCACACATAGATGATAACTACTGTAACTGGACTAGACTAAGAGAAGATATAAAACTTATACAATCTAACTCAGCTATTAAAGGTGCGTCTATAGGTGACGTTCATAATAATTGGATAGGTCGTCTCAGTTTGAAATGTAGCCCTGAGCAAGAGACCACTACGGCACAGACTTATGCTCTTATACACTGGCTTATAAACAATATGGATCCTCTTATATTAATTAGGGGTAACCATGATTGTTGGACACCGTTTCATAAGGATGCAATGACATGGATGTCACAACCTAAAAGCATTACTAATGACTGGCAAGTAAAGTTTAAATTAAATTTTCCTAATGGGTATAGTCTTAGTGTAGATTCTCGTCACGATTTTCCAGGTCACTCTCAGTATAATCCTCTTCATGCTCAGATGAAAGCTTCTCTTTGGAATAGTGATGCTGATCTGTATATTGCTGGTCATCGTCATAACTGGGCAATCCAGAAAATAGAACAACGAAATGGGAAAGTTGCTTCGTTAGTTCGGTTAAAAGGATATAAAGATTACGATCAGTATGCTGTTGAGAAAGGGTTTTCTCAGCAGAAACATGGTCAATCAATACTGCAAGTGATTGATCCATACTCTTCATCAGAGTCAAAACAGAATTTCTTTGAGAATCCTCAAGAAGGTCACGACTTTCTTTTGTATCTTCAAGATAAGTATGGTAAAGATCCACATAAGAAGTAAGAATATTTTTATCTAATACCTCTGCTTTCTTACAACCATGCATTATAGTTGAATGATCTTTGTTAAACTTGTGTCCTATCTGTGTGTAAGATAAGTTAGTAAATTTTCTTGATAAGTAATAGGATATAAACCTAGCGTTGACTATAGCTTCGGTACGTCTTGAGCTTTTGATTTCATCCCATGAAGTATTGTTATCTTCTAATACTTTATTGATAACTTTGTTAAGTGATTTGTTTTTGAACATAAGATTTCCTTTATAACATTTATATTTTTTTTTGGTACGCACTAAAAAAATAACCAGAGATCGCCGTTACGAAATCTCTGGTTAATAACTTCTAAGACACAATGATAGACTGATAACCTTATAAGTTTAATGGAGTGTTATCAGTCCTTAGAACGGTATATCACTATCATGTTTCTTTGATTCTATAGCTGGTGTTGATGCAGAAGTGTCTGTGTTTGCGTCAGATTTTTTGTCAAGAATCATAATCTCTCCACCAAATGACAGCTCAACACTATACATCTTAATTGTTTTACCATCATCTGTGTCCATCTTATAGTACTTAAGATCTCCTTTGATGTATAGCTTAGCACCTTTCTTTATATATGGAATTATATATTTATCTATTGTGCTTTCATTCCAGACTACTACTCTATGCCATAATGTTTCTTCATCATTAGCACCAGTCTTAATCTTTGTTGCTATAGAAAGTACGGCATACTTCTTGCCGTTGTTTGTTTCTTTAATCTCTGGATCATTCCCTAGATTACCTATTAGTTCTGTTGTTGCAAGTGTACCTGAGTAACTCATTTTATGCTCCTGTTATCATTGTTGTTTTTAAAATCGTCTGACTCTACGTCACTATAGAATGTAGAGTATACATCAACACATTTAAGAACGACTCTATCATGCGCTCTCTTCTCTGCCATAGCCAAAGGGTATGCGTTGTGTGTATTCTTACTGCTAGTCTCACCAAAGGATTCAATTTGTAATCCTGTTACTGTATTCTTTGCAGTTGCTTTAAGATATATGTTGCCTAGTATTTCTTTAGGCTCACTATATGTTACGATAATTTTATTGTAAGCAGCAATTCTTTGGCAAGCTTGGTTACTTAATATCCATTGCTTGTTTTGTTTTAACTGCCATGCAAGTTTATCGTTTGGTTCTATGTCTGGGCAAAGACTTTTAATCTTTTCCCACGCTTGTTGTTTATCCATTGTGTTATCCTTTTAGTCTTATTGATAGGTCATTTCTTTTATTACGGCTGACCACAACACCGTTGCAAGTAACAGACTTTGCGTCATCTGGTACTAATTCTTTGAGAGCTTCGGCTGTTTGTTTGCGTCGATCCTCAGACTCTTTGGCAGTCTGATGCTCGACTTTATAATCGTAACTTAAGTTGTTAAACTCATTACCAAACGCTTCGTCTTTCCTCTCATCAAGATTATATATCACACCTTTGTCTGTTGCAATCTTTAACTTCTTGTTTATATTATCTTTTGTCCAGACAGGAAGCGCTCTACTAAACTCTTCGTCATCCATCATCTCTTGCTTAAACCAATCATCAGTCTGGAAATTTTCTATTAGATCTAATATATCTTTGCATCTATCATAATAAGTTTCAATAAATTCAGAGTCTCTATATACAGTACAATAATCATGTGATGCATTACCAAATATACAAGAGAATATTATTTCTTCTTTACCAGATACCATCATATGATGTTGTAATTGTGGGTAGTAATAAGCCATTGCTTTGTCTAATGTATTACGTTCATTAGTGTGCTTAACTTCTATAATATAACCACTATAAACAGCGTCTACTGTACTGACTAATCTACCTTGATAACGTTTAAAGTGTTCTTGTTCATTCATTATTTGTGGAACAAAAATATCTTTATCTTTATTAAGTTTTTTGCGTAACCATTCTAAGTGAAATGACTCAGTTAATATACCTAACTGTACTGGTAGCACAGCAGACAAATCATCTGGATCTTTGAGAAAGAATTTTTCTTTCATCATGTTGGTTATCTTTCCGGTGGCTATACTAATAGCATCACTGCTACCTATTTTTGTACTGTAGTATAGCTGTCGTTCTCCTTCTTTATATTCATCGTTCATTGTTTACTCCTTAAGTTGTTGGCATACTTGTTTATGTAAAGTGATTAAGTATTTTTTAAGTATGCGTTTTGGTATATCTACTTCGTTACTGTACTTAATCAATACAGCAATAGTAGGGTAGTCACCTGTAGTTATTACTTTAGTACAGGCATATTCCAAAGCTACTAAACTGTATTCTTTTAGTGCTTCGTAATATAAGTTAATAAAATTATCAGCATCGTTATCTGGTATTATTTTGGGCCAAAGTAAAAATACTTTAGACAACAGCTCAACAAATGCTTCTTCATCTAATGGTACTAATAACTTAGTAACATTAAATAGATCTGCTTCAACATCATCTAAGGCATTACTTAGTTCTGTCTGAGATAGAGATGATGGTATCTCTATTTGTGCTAGAAACTTTACTCCTTCCAGATATTGCGTTGCGAATTTTGTCAGCGGCATCCGTGCTTTCTGCAACAGGGTATTCATCTGTCCATCTTCCTGATTGTAGCCAGTTGTTTGCGTGCTGTGTGTACTGATTTGATTCTTTAATAAATTTTTTGTATCGTCTTGCTCCATCTATTATCTCCTCCGATGTTGCATCACCATCTTGTATTGCTAATACAAAGTAGTATTGTGCTGACCACTTGTTAGTATGTAGGGGGTACTGTTCCCAGAAAGAATTAAACTCTGATTCTAAGTTAGCTTTCTTTAGGTCTTTTGGTTTTAATATTTTCATCATGTTCCTCTATGTTTATTCTACACTGCAAAGCAGTAGCCCATGATGTAAGATTAAATGCACCTGGACTACGATCTCCACACTCCCACTTAGATACAAGACCATCGGCATTGCCCATTACATGGTCAAGGTCAGACTGTGATAAGCATAACTCTTCACGTCTAACCTTAAACATATAGACTAATTCCCAATACCAGTCTGGCTTGTATTGTTTAGTCTGCCTTGTACTTATCCATGATTGTAGATCCATGGCTAAGCATAGAATTGTTTTAGATCTTAGGCAAGTAAGTTTCTGCTAACTTGTTGTAAACAATATCAAGATCTACTGGCCCATGTAACTTAGGTTTGTAAGCTGTCATGTGATAATCACAATCCATTTTAATTTTTTCTTCTAAGTTATTAAAGTGCCATGTAGGTTTAGTTACAAATGTTACATCATCTTCTATATATTTAACTTGATAGTATTGATCTGCATCTGTAACCATTAAGAAGTTATAACCATGACTATCATTAAGTTCTTTTAATGCGTCATTATATAACTTATCTATTGTCTTAACACTTTCTTTTGCACGCTGTAGTTTTTCATACAAATCTTTCAAAGGTTTTAATTCCTTTGAATGTTTTTTGTTTAACGCTGATATAAGTTTATCAGCATTATCTCTTAGTCTGTTAGTTAGTTCTGTTTTTATTTGCGCACTTAGTCTCATTGTATTCTCCTTTTAACTAATGCACTGATGTCTTGAATAACATCAGTTATGTTGACCAGTTTTTTTAATGATACATTAACAACATACTGGTCTGGACTATTGTTAATATATTTTTCTGCTTCATCTGTTGAGTTAGCTTGTACTACATAATCTACCTCAACAAATCGCATCTCTAATCTTTTAGTGTGGTACTCTTTCTTAGGTGTACCAGTTCTACCTCTGATTCTACCTCTACTAGTCATGCGTATATCCAGCATTTGTATTGACCACACTCACCATCATCTGTTTCAACGCCACAGTGCACGCATATGCCTTCTTTCTTTGCTTCTTCTAATTGTTCCAGATGTTCTTGAGCTTCAGCTGCCCAAGTATTAAATGTTTCTTTACTCATAGTTATCCTCCATTGTGATTTTATATTCACTGGTAGTGTGAATAATTTTTTTTCTTCTATGCTTACCGTGTACTAATTCTACAGGTATACTACCATTTACTGTTACGTTACATAACAGTACCGCAAATAAAAATATCGTGTTTGTTATTAGGTTCTTCCAATGAGTATTCACCCTTACCTCCCACAGTAATAGGTAATACTAGGGAATAAATACTATATAACTAGCTTGACAGTTACGTTTTTTTTAGTGTCAGTTTATACTTAATTGTACTTGTATTGTAATAAACAACACGAGTATAAGTATTGTAACTATCAAAGCTTTTGCACCGCTATCCATTAAAACTCCTCTACTATTTCAGACGCATCAATAGTTATTTCGCATCTGGTATTTTTTGTACTAGCTTTATTTATCTTATTAATTATCTTGTGATAAAAATCTTTTGTCTCATCATCTTGTATACTACATAGGTATAGTATACTTGTCAGACTTTGACAGTCATCTTCGTTTAAATATATTGATGTCATTATAACTCCTTATCATTGTGTTTGTGTTCTGCTACCCAGATACAATCTTTTAATTCATCTCTATAGAATTGTTTTTCTCCATGAGTTATAGCTTTACGAAGCATTTTTCTTGCTCTTGTAATGCGTTCAATCAATCGTATCTTACTGTCGTTGACAGGATTATCTTCTGGTATCATCATCAATCATTCCTTTATTAAGTATTCTTCTGCGACCTTGACGAGTCAAACCAAAGACTCGTTGCTCACATCCAGATAATCCTTTACGTTTCATTACTGGTATTTCACCAGCAGTTCTAACGTTACCATTCCAGTTAGCTTGGAAATCATGGAACACAAATGCGTACCCACCTTTAACAAGCTGACTTAATCTTGATGATACAGACACTTCTTTAGATGATATGTCATAAGCTATGTGTGAAAAGGTGCTGCCTCTATGACCAGCACGCCACATACTATGTAAAATTTTATCATCAAGAGTAACCTTAACTTTATTCTTAGATGTTACTGGATCTGTCTTGCGGTAAGGTGTAGCTGTATATAGTTCAACTACTTTGTCATCATAATCTACTATCATTACTTCTCTCCATTATCTTCTGTTGCAAGGTCATCATTCATGGCGTTAATAAAACCACCAATCATTAGACCTTTATGTGCTTCACTAAGCTCTGGGTTATTTAATATATCTATTACATTACCCATTACATGGTCGACATACTTGGTCTTGTATTCATCAAGATAACCACCGTTATCTTTGATTACTTTATTCTTCATGCCAGTAACTAAAGCGTCAGCTGGACTTGGTATTTTTTTATCAGTCATTGTGTTCTCCTATATGATAAAATTATTATAGCACTATACACATTAATCCACAAGCTCTGCTATATTAAACTTGCTTGGTAAACTCAAGTTCATACTCACCTTTATTAAGATGGGCCTCTACTAATACTTTGTTGTTAATAGAAAACCTAAAGGTTTGAGATCCGTCATCATTTTTTTTATGTGTAACTCTGTGGTCACATAAAGTGTGACTGTTCATAGATGATGTGCCTACTTTAATAGTAACACAACCATCTTTTCTGTTACCGTATGACTTACTGCCTTGATACAAACAGTTAGTCACGTCATTCCATATTGGGTATTGTCTAGTCATTGTCATCTCCTTTTGTTATATCTGCTTGCACTTTTAAAGTCGTTCCATCCCAACAGATTAAAAGATGGTGGTGACTATTAGAATTTTTTTCTGTTGTTCACCTAGTGTTTTACGAAAGTGGCTTTTACCCTGGGGAAAGGGAAGCCGGTGGCATTAGCTACGTGCCTCAATTCTTCACCAGATGAACAACATAGTCTGCAAAGCATTGTTAAAAATAATGATTTAACAATAACCGTTAAATGCAGACAAAAGAATAGCCGAATAAATCGGCTACTCTAAATCTTAGATTACTTTATCTTAGATAGTTTTAGCTTTTGTTCTTTTAACAATTGCTCTGTTGACTTAACCGTAACTGATGGTTTCTTAGAATCTTTATTCCATCTCTTTTGTTGGGCTACCTGATATTCATTATAAGTTTGACCAAAGAAGAATGTCCAAAGATAATCACCAGTATAGAGTCTTTTCTCTTTCGCAAACTTATCTAGCTGTGCTTGGTTTAAGTCGATGAAAATGTCATGCGTATTTAGTCTAGCTAAAGCACCAAGTTCTGGTGAATGAAAAGGTCGACCATTTTCATCGGTAGTACCATCTCTAAGAGATTCTTCTTCGAAGTTCTTAAGCATTTTAGAGATGTCTGCGTCAATCCAATCGTTTTCTGCCATAATTTGGTGATACTTTTGTTGATGGATTGTTATGCTTCTAGTGAAGCAACTTATATTATGATTAACTTCCTTAAGTTTACCTTTGATTAAGTCTCGGGCTATCTTATTTGGGTAGTGTTGACCAGCTAAATTACCATTAAGGTAAATTCCAGCTCTCTTACCATCCTTGTAAGTATCTAACTCTGAAACGGAAGCGTTTAGTAGTTCCTCGACGAGGTCGTTTTGATTTTTTAAAGACATAGTTATTCTCCTATCTGTCTGTTAATGGGATATACCATTATGCTAACCCCACATACATTTTCAAACGAACTCTTTTTTGCACCCTCTTGGGGGTATATGTTTCATAAAAACATATACGAATAATATCTGGAAACAAGAATCGCCGGAAAGCTTGCTTGAGGAATCGACTGAAATACTTCAGTCGTTCTATTCTTGGTGTAGGATATTGCAAAATCGGATTGAATCTGTATTTGTTGGGTTTGCTTTGGTATATGCTTTTGACAGACAGATAGGCAGAATGACTAGTCTTTACAAAAGCGAAACGCCCTCGGCGTTGGAACTGCTTAACGGTTGCGTTTCAGAGTTAGAAACTTACATCTCCTCGCCTTGGGCGTGGTGAGTAGGATGGTCTGGAATTTCCTTGATGGTCATTTAGATGTGTTGTCAACACACCCAAATGAGATGGCACGTGACTTTAACAAAGGTAACTTAAGAAGTTAATTGTAATATAAGTTAGGTGAACTTGAAGTATCACAAGCCATCAAGAAAATATCCCAAATTATCAGAAAAGGATGGATTGTCCAGACTTCCTAAAATCTTAGAAGTTCGGAGAAGAATGTCTTAGTAGATGGTCTCCGATGACAATGTCACCTTTTCACCACCAGGAGTTGGCGGTTTAGCAGACTAAATGCATGACATTCTTCATTGACTTAAGCCTAGCACTGCTGATAAGTTTGCCGTAAGAGAAAAACGAATAGACTGGTAGGTTATCTTGGACTTTATTCTTTGGTACAAACTTGTTATGAATATGAGGTAGGCAAACAAAAGTTTAGATGGAATAGATTCTAAGGAATCGTCAGTTGCTTAAGTCAACAGAGTGATTGTTAAAAGTTACAAACGCTAAACTATCTACGATTAAGTAATCTTGATTTAGAGTAGACTATTTATGAGACCTATTCTTAGGTCTGCTTTTAACAATCAACAATGCTTTGCAGACGGTAGTTACAACCATAGCTATCCTGATAATACTATAATGTAGATTACTCGAATCTAATAAGTCAATCAGCCGTGTTGTCACTTCGTGACTGCCCGCACCCAGACTGTTGACTTTTAGATTACAAGCAATCTTGTGATTGCGTATAACAGGAGATAACTATGGACATAACTACTCAACAAAACATTGCAGATATTATGATTACAAGCACTCTTTTCTTAGCAGTCGCTATACTAAGCTATGTAACTTACATCGCATTTAAACAAGAATTAACGCTCTGGATTAGAATACCAGCACTTATCTTAGCGATGCTAAGTCTAGTGCTTCTGTCATTATCTGGACTATAAACAGATATATTTAGACATATGTTGATAACTGTATTGACATATTTATAATCTATCCCTACTCTTTAAGTAACACGATTCATTACTTAATTTGAGGTTAACATATGTCTAAAGTACCCAGTACAAATAACCAATCGCTGACACAGCTTCAGCAGAGTTTTGTAGATAACTACTTAGCCAATGGTGGCAATGGTAAACAGGCTTGCATAACGGCAGGATACAGCGAGAACTCAGCTCATGTTCAGGCGAGTAAATTGGTTAAGCTTCCACACATACAGCAAGCCTTACTCAAAGGTACTGCAGAAGCCATTGGTCTAGGCTCTGCTAAAGCTGTTCAGAAGTTAGTGTCTCTATCTGGCGGAGCTAAGTCAGAGTATGTTCAGCTTGAAGCATCTAGGGATTTATTAGACCGTGCTGGATTTAAAGCACCAGATAGAGCCGATATACGGCTTGATAGTGATATAAAGATTAGTATTGATTTAACGTAGGGGGGGGTTAAAACTCAAGCGTGATGTTATGTTACTTCACCTTTACTAACATTATTTTTTAAAAAGGTTCGTTATGACTGATGAAGAAGATCCAGACAACATAGTACATATAGAGTTTAGCCCTGATGGGCCTAAGACTCCATCTAGTGTTATTAAATTTTTAAGTACCAAAAGTAAGGATATAGTTGGTATTACTTGCATTGTTGAGTTTGATGATGGTAGGATGGGTTTATATGCAAATGATAAGGATATATATTCCTTTTTGTTTGAACAAAGGTTTTTAAAATATTTTGTAGACCAGGAGTTTGAAGGAAGAATTGGCTTATACACAGAAGAAAAGTAATGGTAAAAAGAAATCAACCACCACACCGCCCAAGGGTAGAAGAAAGATTGGCACACTGCGTGCAATGTCAAAGAAGTCTAAGTCGTACTGATAAATACGTCATCAATATGTTAGATGATTTTACTTGCCTAGCCTGTTACGAAGGTAGATAAATGGATAAATCTAAAAAGAAAGAACAAAGTGGTATTGATATACTAGGAAAATTCCTTGAATCAGAAGATAGTATGGAATGTTCTAAATGTTCTACGAATATAAACTTTGATGATAATTTTGTTTTTACACACGACAGTAGATTGTTATGTAGAAGTTGTTTTGAGCATAGTAAATGCAATTAAAGTATAAGCCAGACGGTGTAACTCTTAAAAAATTTATGAAGAATGATAGCTTCTTTAGAGGATTGCGTGGTCCTGTTGGTAGCGGTAAGTCTGTTGCCTGTTGTATTGAAATATTCAGAAGATGTTTGCTGCAAGAACCTAATGAAGATGGTATACGCAAATCAAGATGGGCAGTTATAAGGAATACCAACCCACAATTAAGGACAACTACCATTAAGACTTGGATAGATTGGTTTCCAGAGAATGACTGGGGTAGGTTTAG